GATCATTTTATGCTTTGATAATGACCAAGCAGGTGAGAAGGCTGTTAAAGAAGTCTTAAAAGTATTTCCAATGGCAAAGGTCGCTACACTGCCTTTAAAAGATGCCAGTGATATGCTTGTAGCCGACAGGGGTAAAGAGTTGTTTGAACAAGCTGTATGGAGATCGTCAGTCCAAAGACAGGGAGAAGTGGTCGAGGTTAATGATGAATTAATCAAGAAAGCTTTACAAAGACCGACAAAAGGATTATCTACTTGTTGGTCTACTTTAGATGCAGTAACTCACAATGGTATATTAAGACCTAATAACATAGTTGTGCTTGCTTCTTATCCTAAAGGCGGCAAGAGTGAGTTTAAAAACCAATTAGTTAAACACATAATCATAGAGCATGGTAGACCAGTTGGTGTTTATGACCTTGAAGTCCACCCAATAAAAACCTTAAAACAGATAGCCTCTAAGTTAGCAAGAACAAACTTCTTGTTACCTGATAATAACTATGATGATAGATTGTTAGCGTCTACCCTAGATAGGTTTAAGGGTAAGCTATTCTTGTACGATCGTACAGGCAGTAGAGATTGGCAAGACATCAAGGCTTGTATTATTGAGCAGCACCTGATTGATGGGGTCTGTGAGTTCTTTTTAGATCCACTTACAGCACTAATATCGAGGTACACTAGCTCAGAAGCTAATGATAAGTTGAATGAGATAATGACTGACCTAGCTGACCTGGTAAACTGTTATCCTATTACAATACTATGTTTTAGCCACGTTAATCCACCCAGTAAGGGCAACAAGAGTCACGAAGAAGGTGGTAAGGTACTGTCTGGACAAATGACAGGCTCTAGGGCTATAGAGAAATGGAGTCATATTGGCTTGGGCTTAGAGCGTGATAGATCAGCAGACTGCCCTCCTGAGAAAGTTAATCACAGTCAAGTTAAGATTTTATATGATCGTGAGTTTGGTACGAGTGGTTCAGTAGATATGTTTTATGATAGTGAAACTACTGAGTATTTAGAACCTAAAACGAGGAGTTGGTGATATGTTAAATCAAAAAACTTTGAAGAAGCACTTAGATTATGATCCTGAAACTGGTATTTTTAAATGGAAAACAACTCTTAATCGTAGAATTAGAGTAGGTGATGTTGCTGGAACTCTTAGACCAGATGGTTATATTCAAATAGCTTTATTCCATAAAGACTATTTAGCTCATCGGTTAGCGTGGCTTTACGTTAATGAGGAATTTCCAAAAGACCACATGGATCATATCAACGGAGTAAGGATTGATAATAGAATAGTTAATCTTAGGGCTGTGACATATACCGAGAATAATAGAAATAGGTCTTTGTCAAAACGTAACACCTCTGGAGTTATGGGTGTTAGTTGGTGTAAACGAGATCAAAAATGGCAGGTTGTAATACAAAAAACCTTCTATGGTAGATTCAAATTTAAGTCTGACGCTATAGCAAAAGCTGAAGAGGTTTACAAAGAACTAGGGTTTCACGAAAATCATGGAAGGGCTTGCAATGACTGAGTATGTATTTGATATAGAGGCAGATGGTATTGATGCAACAAAGATACATTGCATGATTGCTAATGGAGAAGAAGTAAATAGATTCTTCTTTAAAAACCTTACCAGTGATGATGTACTTATCGGACATAATATTATTCGTTACGACATACCAACTATTGAGAGGTTGTTAAATATAAAGATTAAAGCTCAACTAATAGATACTTTAGCTCTATCCTGGTACTTGTTTCCTACAATTAACAGGCATGGATTAGAGCAGTGGGGTGAAAGATTAAAAATCGAGAAACCAACCATTACTGATTGGGAAAACTTAACAAGAGAAGAATATCTTTATCGCTGCAAAGAAGATGTGAAGATTAACACCAAGCTATGGGGATTACAGAAGTCTTTGTTGATTAAGATTTATGATGGTGACTACCAACCCTTAGTCCGTTACCTTTCATTCAAGATGAAAATGGCTCAATTGCAAGAGAAATCAAAGTGGAAGCTAGACGTAGATAAAGCTAACACCTTACTCAATGAGTTAGGGTTAAAGAATGAGCAAGCAATCAATGAACTATCTAAAGTTATGCCTACAGTTCCTAAGATAGCCAAGCGTAAAAGACCCAAGCTACCCTTTAAACAAGATGGAAGTTTATCTGTGGCAGGTGAGAGGTGGAAAGTCTTAACAGAAGACAATGGGTTTACTATTCAATACGACAAAGAAATAGACGAAGTAATAGGTCAAGAAGAACCCAATCCTACTAGCAGCAAGCAGATCAAAGACTGGTTATTTACTTTAGGTTGGAAGCCAATGACATTTAACTTTGTAGATGACAGGGAGATACCCCAAGTAAAAACTAAAGATGGTGATTTATGTAAGTCTATTAAGAAGCTATCCCTACTACACCCAGAGGTCTTAGTTCTCGATTCTATGGCAGTTGTTAAGCATCGTATAGGGTTGGTCAAAGGGTTACTAAAGAATGAGCAGAATGGCTATGTACAAGCTTGTATACAAGGATTAACTAATACTCTTAGATTCAAACACGCAGTATGCGTTAATCTACCCTCTGCGAGGAAGCCTTACGGATTAGAAATTAGAGGTTTATTGACAGCTAATAATGATACAGAGTTATGTGGTAGTGACATGTGCAGCTTGGAGGATAGAATCAAGCAACATTACATGTGGGAGCATGATGAAGAGTATGTGCTTGAAATGTCTAAGCCAGACTTTGACCCACACCTTGACCTTGCACTATCTGCTAAAGCTATTACTCAAAAAGAGGTGCAAGATTATAAAAATGGTAACAAACTTGATAGGATTTCTCAGTTACGATACAACTACAAGGGTGGTAACTATGCACTTCAATATGGTGCAGGAATTAAAACCCTAGCAAAACAGTTGGGTATTACCATGAAGGAAGCTAAAGTAATCAGTGAAGCCTATTGGGAAAGAAACTGGAGTGTTAAGGCTATCAGTGACAGCATGGTAACTAAAGAAGTTGAAGGTAGTACCTGGCAGTTCAACCCTGTGTCTAAGCTATGGTACTCATTAAGAAGTGACAAGGATAAGTTCTCAACTTTATGTCAAGGTACAGGAACTTACTTGTTTGATATGTGGGTGGGGTTCATCTTAAAAGAAAGAGAGCAACTAACAGCTAACTTTCATGATGAAATAATATTGGAGGTAAAGAAAGGCAATAGAGATAATTGTGTTAAATTGTTGGAAAATAGTATAAAAAAAGTAAATCGTATGCTAAAATTGAATCGAGAGTTGCAGGTTGACGTTCAGTTTGGTGAAAATTATTCAGAAATTCATTAAGGAGATTAAAATGGGATTTGAAAGAAAGTCACAACCAAGAGTTGCTAGCACTATGGAGTATGAAAACCTAACAGAGGGCGAACATGAAGCAAGATTAGTTTATGTAGCTGACTTGGGTATGCAAAACAGAGAGTACAAGGGTGAGGTTAAACCACCTGCACAACAAATATCTTTGTGCTTTGAAGTGCTAGGCTCTACTATTAAGATAGATGATGTAGAACAACCTAGAATTATTTGGTCTAAACCTTTTAATATATTTGGTACTATGTCTGGCTTGTCAACAGAGTATGATTACTTTAAGGCTTTTGTACCTACTGCTAAAGAGGATACAACTGCTGATTGGGAATCAGTATTAGGTGAACCAGTTAATATTATTATCAAACACGTCCACAAAGATGGTGCTGTGTACGATAATGTATCTGGTATTACTGCTATTCCTAGCAAGTATCGTTCTAAGGTAGATAAGGCTGTTACTACTGAGTTTGCTATAGCTGGCTCTGAAGATGTTGATAGTCCTGCTATTAAAACTTTGTTTGGTTTAGCTAAACACGTTCACGATAAACGTATTACTGGTAATGTTGCACCAGCTAAAGAACCACAACCAGTAATAGAAGAAGAAACTTTTGATGATGCTGTTCCTTTCTAAGTGAAAGCCTTAATAGATGGTGACATCATAGCTTACAGGGTAGGCTTTGCTTGTCAGAAGAAGGATAAGGAAACAGGGTTAGTTACGGCTGACCCTAAACCTTATGCTCTCCATTCTACTAAGCTCTATGTCAATCAGATAATAGACGACTGTGGCTGCAATAGCTACACCATATACCTCACACCTAAGACAACCTTTCGTAACAAAGTAAGAGATGACTACAAAGGCAATAGGAAAGACATTGCTAAACCAGTTCATCTTGAGGCTATCCGTACCTACCTGGTTAATATTTATAAAGCTAAAGTGGTAGATAATATAGAAGCTGATGATGCGTTAGGTCTTAAACAAGATCCTAGGACTATGATATGCAGCATAGATAAAGACTTGTTGATGTGTGAGGGTAATCATTACAACTTTGTAAATAAAACTTTTACAAATGTAACTAAAAAGCAAGGCACTGAATTCTTTTATCAACAGATGCTGACTGGTGACAGTGCAGATAACATCTTAGGTATTAGAGGTTTGGGTAATGTCAAAGCAAAGAAAATCTTAAATAATACCCTAAGAAAAAATTGGGATAATATGATTATTGATAGATATATAGAAGAGTTTGGTTATGATGAAGGTCGTAACAGATGCGTTCAGAATAGCCAACTCTTATGGATATTACAAAAAAACAAACAAATGCCAATGGACTTTAGTTATGAACAAGTACAGAAGTAAGTATGAAGCTAATATAGCTAAAGACTTAAAAGCTAGAAGAATTAAGTTTGAGTACGAAACTATAAAGATACCTTACTATTTAAGTAAGAAAGGTAGATGTAAGTTTTGTTCATCTGGTGTAGTGTTTGTTCACAAAGTATATACACCTGACTTTATAATAGGTTCAATTATAGTAGAAGCAAAAGGTAGATTCACTTCAGTTGACAGAACTAAGATGGCTCAAGTGGTAAAAGAGAATCCAAGCCTTGACATTCGTATGTTGTTTATGCGTGACCAGTGGTGTACTAAAAAGAAAAGAAAAAGATATTCTGATTGGTGTAACGATCATGGTATCAAGTTTGCTTTTGGTACAGCACTACCTAAAGATTGGTTAAAGGAGTCAAGAAAATGATGGATACACTTTATTGCATTTCCTGCG